AGTACGGAGGCAAATGGAAAAAGATACGGGCAAGGTATGTAAAGGTGCACCCGCTGTGTGAGAGGTGTCTTGCCGAGGGTAGGATAACGCCCGTGGAAGAGGTGCATCACATTCTGCCCGTCAACAGAGGCGGTACGAATGACGATGGGAACCTTATGAGCCTTTGCAGGAGCTGTCACAACAAAATTCATATCGAGCTTGGAGACCGTCATCCGTCGGAGCGATAGGGGGAGGGGATAGTCAATCTCTACACAATGGTTAAAATTCTTCGGCGTGGGGTTTCTTACGCAAAAAATGCGAAATCAAAAGGGTAATTAAAAAAGTCAGAATAGTCCTTAAAAACGCTTGATTTTCACCTCAAAATCGGATATAATTAAACTCAGAGGTGAAAATATGATAAAAACGACCGCAATGCTCCTCGAAGAGCTGAAAGACTATTCCTCACCCGCATCTAAACTTTCTATGATGGTAAAAAAGGGTGAATGCTTCCGCATTACAAAGGAATTGTACGAAACAGACAAAGATACTCCGCCTTATTTGCTTGCGGGAAGTATTTACGGACCGTCATATATTTCCTTTGAGTTTGCGTTGAGCTACTATGGATTAATTCCCGAAGCCGTATATTCCGTTACCTCGGCGACCTTTGACAAGAAAAAGAAGAAGTGCTATGAAACGCCGTTCGGTACGTTTACTTATCGTGATGTTCCATCAAGGGCATTCCCGCTTGGACTGGAGCTTAAACGTGAGGGTGATTATTACTATCGCATTGCCAACGCCGAAAAGGCTCTGTGTGACAAGTTGTACACGTTTTCTCCCGTCGGTAATGTAAATGAGCTTTTTCAATTGCTTACGGAGGATTTGCGTATTGAAAAAGAAGCACTGATAAAACTTGATTTGCAAAAGATAAACGAATACAGCGGCGCATACCATTCTACAAACGTTAAAAAATTGTGCGCACTCATAAGGAGACTCCAAAAATGAATAACGCAATTGAGCAAATGCTGAAAAGTTATGATGTGGAAAATATATACGACCGCAAAAATGCTATGAAAGAAATTATGCAGGAAATCGTTCTTTGCGGGCTTTCCCGTGCGGGATTTTTCAAAAAAGCAGCCTTTTATGGCGGAACGGCTTTGCGGATTTTTTACGGGCTTGACCGTTTTTCGGAAGATTTGGATTTTTCATTGGAAACGCCCGACCCTGACTTTGATTTGTCCGAATACTTTCCCGTGCTTGAAAAAGAAGTGGAGTCTTTCGGGCTTAACGTCAAAATTCAAGTTAAGGAAAAGGTAAATGAAAGCAATATTCAGTCGGCTTTTTTGAAGGGAAACACAAAAGAACACCTGCTGCTTTTTTATGCCGATAAACAGATTTCTGACAAAGTTCCCGAAAGTGAAGTCATTAAAATTAAATTTGAGGTAGATGTCAATCCGCCCGCATATGCGAACTTTGAGCACAAGTACAGATTACTGCCTACACCATATGAAGTGAATTTATACGATATGCCGTCGCTGTTTGCGGGAAAAACTCATGCAGTTCTTTGCCGTAGCTGGCAAAACCGCATTAAAGGACGCGACCTTTACGATTATGTCTTTTATCTGCAAAAAGGCACTCCGCTTAATTTAAAGCATCTGCGTGAAAGACTGTTGCAATCGGGATTTATAGAATCGCAAGCAGATTTTTCATTAGCAGCGGTAAAAACGATGTTGAAAGAGCGATTTGGCAGGATAGATTTTATAGCGGCAAAGCAGGATGTCGAACCTTTTATTCACGATAAAAGTGCACTTGATATCTGGAGCGTAGACTTCTTTCAACAGATTACCGATAACTTAACATCAATATAAAACAATTTTGAGCATCTCAATTAAGCTGAGGTGCTCTTTATTTTAAGTAATGCTCCGAAAGGGGCATTTTTTATTGGAGAAATTATGCCAACGAAATCAAACAATACAGGCGGACGTGGCGGAGCGCGACAGGGCGCGGGACGAAAGCCTAAAGCCGCCTTAGACAAGATAGCCGAGACCAGCGGCAAGTCGATAAAAATTTTAGATATTCCCGATACGGAAGGCGTGGAAATGCCCGAACCGCACGAATTCCTCTCTGCAAAACAGCGTGAGGGCGGAGAGCTACAGGCGAAAGAGATATACACCGAAACGTGGCAGTGGCTCAAAAAAATAGGCTGCACGGCGATAGTCTCTCCGCAGCTTATCGAGCGATACGCGATGTGCGCGGCGCGATGGATACAGTGCGAAGAAATGACAAACCAGCTCGGAATGCTTGGCAGACACCCCACGACGGGTAAGCCGATACCCTCACCATTTATTAACATCGGCATACAGTACATGAATCAGGCGATACGCCAATGGAACGAAATTTACCAAATCGTAAAGGAAAACTGCACCGTAGATTATAGCGGAGCAAATCCGCAGGACGATTTGATGGAACGGTTGCTCAAAACAAGGAGGAAGTGAGAATGTACGAGAAAGTAAATCCCAGTCACCCCGATAAAATTGCAGACAGGATAGCGGGTGCGATAGTGGACTTGGCATACAGCCAAGAGAAAAATCCGAGAATCGCAGTTGAAGTGCTTATAGGTCACGGCAAGTGCCACATTATTGCAGAGACCTCTGTGTGTATAAATCGGGATACTCTACGTCAGACTGTAAAGCGCATTGCCGGCAATGTCGCCGTGGACTATGCGGAGGTGCCGCAGGATATTCACCTTGCCGAAAATCAAGCGGACGGTATACGTTGCGGTGACAACGGCATCTTCAAGGGTATGCCGCTTACAAAGGAGCAAAAGGAGCTTGCACGCATAGCGCGGGAGATATATGCTTCTTACCCGTCGGACGGGAAATATATCCTTGACGGCGATAGGCTCATTATCTGTCAGAGCTGCGCGGACACTGTCGAACTCAAAAATAAATACACATCGGCAGAGGTTAATCCGCTCGGCGACTGGCTCGGCGGCACGGACGTGGATACGGGTGCTACGAACAGGAAGCTCGGCTCGGATATGGCGGACTCCGTCACGGGCGGTGGCTTACACGGGAAAGACCTGTCGAAAGCCGACGTCAGCGTGAATGTGTATGCGTTCATAAAGGCGCAGGAGACGGGAATGCTCGTGGAGCTGTGCTGCGCTATCGGCGACGAGTATGTGGACGGCAGAGCGTATAGCGAAATAGTGGAAATCGCCCGCGAGTATATCTTCGATATCGGCGGCTTTGAGAAATTTGCAGAATGGGGGCTTGTATGAATACGACAAAAGAATTAACGCTTATCCCCGTAGATAAGCTCGTGCCATATCAGAACAATGCGCGAACGCACTCGCCCGAACAGATTTTAAAGCTACGTTCTTCGCTTCGTGAGTTTGGTTTTGTTAATCCTGTCCTTATAGACAGGAATTTTAATATAATCGCGGGACACGGCAGAGTGGAAGCGGCGAAAGCAGAGGGCATAAAAGAGATACCGTGTGTATTTGTAGACCACCTGACGGAGGCGCAGAAAAAAGCATATATCTTGGCTGATAATAGACTTGCTGAAGATTCAGGCTGGGATGAAGGGTTGCTCCGTGTGGAGTTGGAAGAGTTGCAGGGCTTTGACTTCGACCTTACCTTGACGGGCTTTGACGAAAAGGAGCTTGCCGAATTATTCAAAGGCGACGAGGAAGATGTTCAAGACGACGACTACGATTTAACCAAAGCGCTTGAACAAGCCTCGTTTGTAGAGAGGGGCGACGTTTGGACGGTAGGCAGACATAGGCTTGTGTGCGGCGACGCGACAAATGCAGACGACGTATCTCTGCTTATGAACGGAAAGAAAGCGAATTTAATCCTTACAGATCCGCCTTATGGGGTATCTTTTAAATCTTCGGACGGGCTTACCATTCAGAACGATTCCATAAAAGGCGAGAAGTTTTATGAGTTTCTTTTGTCCGCTTTCAAGAACATGACAGACCATGCGGAATCTGGTGCGGCGGGATATGTGTTCCATGCCGATACGGAAGGCTTGAATTTCCGCAATGCGTTTATTAACGCAGGCTTTCACTTGGCGGGGTGCTGCATTTGGGTAAAGGACTCTCTCGTATTGGGCAGAAGCGATTACCAATGGCAGCACGAGCCTGTGTTATACGGCTTTCTGCAGAACGGCAAACATCGCTGGTATTCGGACAGGAAGCAAACGACGGTATGGAACTTTAAAAAACCGAAGCGGAACGAAAATCACCCGACGAGCAAGCCATTAGATTTGCTGTCATACCCGATAAAAAATTCAAGTCAAGAAAATGCGATAGTCTTAGACACGTTCGGCGGCAGCGGCTCCACGCTTATGGCTTGTGAGCTTACCAACCGCATTTGTTATACGATGGAGCTGGACGAGAAATATGCCTCCGTCATACTTCGCAGGTACGTGGAAAACACACATAACGAAGAGGAAGTGTACTGCGAGCGCGGCGGCGAAAAGATACCGTATTCCAAGCTCGTGAAGGAGTTGGCGACTAATGACTGATAGGCTTACTCTCGGCAGCTTGTTTGACGGGAGCGGTGGTTTTTCTCTCGGCGGATTACTTTGCGGGATTACACCTGTCTGGTCATCGGAGATAGAGCCGTTCCCTATACGAGTCACGACAAAGCGTTTGCCCTTCGTAAAACATTACGGCGACGTCTCCGCTATAAACGGTGCGGAAATAGAGCCTGTGGACGTTATAACTTTCGGTTCGCCATGCCAAGATTTGTCTATCGCGGGCAAACGCGCGGGTTTGGAAAATGGGGCGAGGTCGAATCTTTTCTATCAAGCCATACGAATAATAAAGGAAATGAGGAGAAAAACGAATGGAGAATATCCAAGATATATCGTCTGGGAAAATGTCCCCGGAGCATTCTCGTCGAACGGCGGAGAGGACTTCCGTTCCGTCCTTGAATCGGTCTGTTCCGTCAAAACCACAGACGTACATATACCTATGCCTCAAAAAGGCAAATGGTCAAACAGCGGGGAAATCGTGGGAGACGATTACTCTCTCGCCTGGCGAGTGTTGGACGCGCAATACTGGGGAGTTCCCCAACGTCGTCGCAGAATCTACCTTGTCGCAGATTTTGGAAAGCCGAGTGTCGGACAAATACTATTTGAGTCCGAAAGCCTGTCTTGGCATACTCCGCCGTGCTTCCGTTCGGGGCAAGGAACTGCCTGCGGTATTGAGGAAAGCTCTGGAACGGCAGGCGGGGACATTATCTTAAACGATCAGGGCGGCAATCGCATGGACATAACGAAAGGAGTTTCATGCACACTCCGCGCAGAAGCGAATCATCCGCCCTGCATTATATCCTCGGTGGGACTTTGTAAAGCTGAGAGAGCGAGACCGTCTATAGACAATGATGAGGAATGCTCGTCGGGAACTGTTCCCGCTACTGTGTATGAAAACCATAGCATGGATACGCGGTATTCGGGACCGATAGAGACGGCTCCGACTGTATCCGCTTCATACGGCACGGGCGGTAATAATCAGCCGTTTGTCGTAGATGAGGAGAAACCCTACCTGCTTAAAATCCGTTGCGGCTGTAGCGGCGGTGGCAAGGGCGCACTTCTGCAAAAGGACAAATCTGCAACAATAGCCTGTGGTAACGACCAAACGTTGTTCGAGCCTTGTAGCTGGAACGGTGAAAGGGTATCGCCCACGCTTACTGCGCAGAATGCAGGTGGAAATCAGCGTATGCCCGATAAGGATAACTTCAACTGCGTATTACAGCGTTCGTTCGGCATATGCGCCAAGGATTCCAACGCGATGAAGTCGCAAAACCCGAAAAGCGGTATCTATGAAGCGACAACCGCGCGGACTCTCGACGGCAATGGTGGAAATCCGACATGCAATCAAGGCGGAATCGCCATTGTCGGGGAAAAGCCGATAACAGAGTTCCATGTCAATCAACGTGGAGAGGCTATTGACCTTAAAGGCAAGAGCGGCGCGTTGATGGCTGCGCACTCCGACCAGATGCAAACCTTTGTATTACAAGGCTCGATGATAGGTCGCGCCGATAAAAACGGGCCGCAAGGCGACGGAATCAACGAAGACATTTCTTTTACACTTACGGAGGCAGACCGACACGCAGTATGCGCACTCGAACAAAGCGACGGTGTGTATGCCATGACGACGGGTTCCTATATGCAGGCGATACATGAGAAGTCTCCGACTCTTGCGGCGAGGGATTATAAAGACCCGAACATAATAAACGAACCTGTATACGGGATTGGCAGAGATACCTTTAATCAAGGAACTAACGCTAAATTTAAACCGTCATTTGAAATGGAAAAAGAGCCGCCGCTCATGGCTCAAGGTCCTGGGGCGGTCGTTAAAGCAGATCCCGAATATACCGTTCGGCGTTTAACACCCACTGAATGTGCGAGGCTGCAGGGGTTTCCCGATACATGGTGTTCTTCTCTTGAAACGCAAAATCCATCGTCGGAAGACATAGAGTTTTGGAAAAATGTTTTTGAAACCAAGCGAAAATTAGTATCGCCGAACGGCAAGCCTAAAACGGAAAAGCAAATCCGTAAATGGCTGAAAAACCCGCATTCGGACGCGGCAGAATACACTATGTGGGGCAATGGCGTAGCACTCCCTTGCGTGGTATTCGTACTTTCTAAAATAGCTGAAGCGGCGACATCTGAAAAAGTATAAAAAAACTTTTTAATGTCGCCCGTTATCGCCGGATATATTAAGTGATTTGAGAGACTATATCGGTATAGAATTGCAACCGGATTATGAGCCGCTTATTATTCTAAGAATCTCAAAAATAGTAGCAAAAATGACTTGATATAATTTTCGTCCTTAGATAAATTAAGGCGTGGTTTCTGTGGCAAATCGATTGACAATAGCGTGTGGATGCCTTATAATATAATCACTTACGAAAAAACAAAAATTTTTAAGTTTCGTAAGCGGAGGCGTTCATGAAGATTATTGAAAGAACAAAGTATTTGCAAAGGCTTAAAGATTTGCAAGGAACTCCCGACATAAAAATCATTACGGGTATAAGGCGTAGCGGAAAGTCCGAGCTAATGAAAGCGTTTATATCCTACGTAAATGAAAACGTTGCGGAAGCCAATATTATTTTTATTGACTTTTTTGATATACAATTTGAGGAATTAAAGGATTCTCACCGCCTTAACGACTATGTGGAAAGCCAATATAAAGCCGACAAGGAGAATTTCCTTTTTGTAGACGAGGTGCAACTTTGTAAAAAGTTTGAGGTAGTGATAAACAGTTTCTATACAAGCGGCAAATACGATATATATGTTACGGGCTCCAATGCATTCCTTCTTTCCGCAGACCTTGCGACTTTGTTTACGGGGAGATATATCGAGCTGCATGTGTTTCCGTTCAGTTTCAAGGAGTACTGCGAGTATTATTCTGACGAACAAGATATTTACAAGCTGTTTTCGGATTATATACGTAACGGCGGACTTGCTGGGTCGTATGTTTACAGAACCGAGCAGGATAGAACAAAGTATATTTCAGAAGTTTATAACACAATTATCAATCGTGATTTGGTCACAAAGTATAAAATTGCAGACCCATATGTATTGGATAAGCTTGCGGAATTTCTTATGGATAACGTAAGCAACCTGACTTCGCCTAACAAGGTGAGCGATACCCTTTCGTCGAATAAAATTTCCACAAATCATAATACGGTGGGCAAGTATATAAAATATCTTTGCAATGCGTTTGTGTTTTACGATGTGAAAAGGTACGACATAAGCGGGAAAAAATATCTCGACACATCGGATAAATTTTATCTTTGCGACGTTGGCTTCCGTTATGCGCTACTCGGAAGCCGTAACCTCGATTACGGGAGGCTATACGAAAATATCGTATGTATAGAACTTTTGCGCCGCGGTTATGAGGTTTATGTCGGAAAGTTATATCAGAAAGAAGTGGACTTTGTCGTTAAGAGGGGGAGCGAGCAGGTTTATATTCAGGTGTGCGACGATATTTCGAGAGCGGAAACTTTTGCAAGAGAGTGTGATTCGTTGCTGAAAATCAAGGACGCGTATCCCAAAATAATTCTTGCAAATATCAAGCATGAGGAGTATTCCTACGAAGGTATTCGCATTATCGATATAGCGAAATGGCTTTGTGGGGAGTAAATTAAGAATAGAAAACTGATAAAATATATCTGTGTTGCACTGATTGTGAACAGCCCAAGGTTTGAAATATAATCTTGGGCTGTTGTAATGTAAAAATGTTTTTCAGAAAAATCAAAAATTATTCCAGATACATGGCAAAATGACTTGATATAATTTTTCTTTAGAGTGATATATAGTGTACCGAAAAAACGGAGGTCATTTTTATGGAAATTACGTATTTCAGGGTACATTATTTAGTCGCAGGAGATAAGCGCAGACGGCTTGCCGAGAGCATTGCCGACTGGCTCGGCGAAGATGTAAAGGAAGAAGGCGACAGGTACATTATCGATTACTTCACGTTAGAAAAGGACGGAACCTTGTCCTTTGACGACAGAGCGGACAGCGATGTCATTGAACGACTGCTTGAACACCTCTATGACGCGGGTTTTGAGTTTGCGGAGGATAAAGACGATGCTTCTGCCGAATAAAGAAATAATAGAAAAGCTCCGCGCCGACTTCCCCGTTGGCGCAAGGGTAGAGCTTGTATATATGGACGATACGCAAGCACCGCCTGTAGGAACGAAGGGTACGGTTAGAGGCGTGGACGACATCGGTTCGGTTATGGTTGATTGGGATAACGGCAGCTCTTTAAACGCGGTGTACGGCGCAGATAAAATCAGAAAAATTAGAGGGCAAAAACTGCAAAAAAAATAATAAAAAATACAGAAAAATTATCGAAATAGTGCCCAAAATGACTTGATAAGTATCTCTTTTAGAGTTAATATACACACAACAAAATTAGGTATGCGAGAACAACCCACGCTACGCTTTGTGGCATATCTTTTGTGCCGATACTGCGTTAACGTCGCTCGCTGTACCACAGTGGGTACACCTTCGCTCCGTTGCCTTGTCTCGACAGAAAATCTATTGCCACAAAGTTCAAGGAATTTTTTGCGGCATAGTGGCAAGCAGTTGCAAAAAAATCGCGCAGTTCGTACCGGGTAGTACGGGCAAGCGGTTTTTGAAGAAAATGCGCCGTCAATGTGCCGCAAAAAACGTCGCTCGGGTTGATTTCGCATACCTCAAGGAGATACGCAATGAACGAACGCATTCAAAACCAAATAGCAAACATGAAAACACAAACCATCGGGGTGGAAATCGAAATGAATTCCATCACGAGAAAGAAAGCCGCAGAAATTGTCGCGGAGCACTTCGGAACAACCGCCTACGACTCAGCCGCGCAGTACGGCTATTACAGCTGGGCTTGCAAGGACAACCAAAACAGAGTTTGGAAATTTCAACGCGACGTCAGCATTGCGGGCGCGGATTCCCAGAAATGCGAAATGGTAACGCCTATCCTTACCTACGACGACATTCCTACCTTACAGGAAATCGTAAGGCTTTTGAGAAAGGCGGGAGCCAAGAGCGACGCGACTCGCGGCTGCGGAGTACACATTCACATCGGCGCAAACGGACATACACCCAAGACGATGCGCAACCTTGCCAACATTATGGCAAGCCACGAAAACCTGCTTGCCGAAGCCTTGAATATCGACAGCGGAAGAATAAGCGATTACTGCAGAACGGTTGACCCCAGATTTTTGAAAGCCGTCAACCGCAAGAAGCCTCAGACGATGTCCGCTTTCGCAGACATTTGGTATGAGAGCCAGAACCAAGGCTACCGCAGACACGAGCATTACAACGGCAGCCGTTACCACATGCTCAACTTCCATGCAACCTTTACCAAAGGCACGATAGAGTTCAGACTTTTCCAATTCGACGCGCCGAGCGATGGGAAACAGAACGGACTTCACGCAGGACAGCTTAAAAGCTACATTCAGCTTTGCCTTGCCCTTTCGGAAATGGCAAAGGAAGCCAAAGGCGCGTCAAGCAAACCTCAGCAGCATGAAAACCCCAAATACGCGATGCGCACATGGCTTTTAAGACTTGGCTTTATCGGCGAGGAGTTTGCAACGGCAAGAGAAGTTCTTACAAAACGTCTTTCGGGCGATTGCGCCTTCCGCGGCGGGAGGAGCGCATAATGAAACGATACTACATAGCTTATGGCAGCAACTTAAATATGACTCAGATGCACATTCGTTGCAAGGACGCGAGGGCGGTCGGGACGGCTACCCTCGAAGGCTGGCGGTTGCTTTTTAAAGGGAGTAAGACGGGGGCGTATCTTACAATAGAAAAGGCTGAAGGATACAGCGTTCCCGTAGGTATTTGGGAGGTGTCAAAGTCGGACGAAAAGGCACTCGATAGGTATGAGGGTTTCCCGACCTTTTACTACAAAAAAGAAATGCGCTTAAAGGTGAAAGGCATCAAGACGGGAAAGATTTATGAGCGGGACTGCTTTGTATATATCATGCACGAGGAACGAGAAATAGGAGTGCCGAGTTCGCTTTATGCGGCTATCTGTGCGGAAGGGTACAGAAACTTTAAATTCGACTTGAACATTTTGTTTGAGGCAATACAACATACACGGGAGGTTATGGTATGGAAACGGTAAACACCGAAACGAAGGTCTGTCCGAAGTGCGGTAAAGAGTACAGAGGACACCCTGCTATTTCACGCGCCGACGGACAGACGGCAATATGCCCGCTCTGCGGAACGCGTGAGGCGCTTGAAGCCTTGGGACTCGCTGCCGACGAAATAGAAAAAATCGTCGCAACAATACCCAATTTTGAGGACAAGTAAAATGTAACAAAAGGAAAAAGTCGGCAAGCACGTCGGCTTTTTTCAGTTATGTAAGGCATTTCAGTTGAATTGTTCTGAAAAATATGGTATAATAATTATGATTTAATTCAATTGATAACGAGGACAATTCGCATGGATAAGGATCCTTTCCAAGAGTATATAAAAGCGTCTGACCCCGACAAACGCGACAAGAGCTATGCTTGGCATACGGCTATCGGCTTGCAGGCAGTTGACGGACTTAAGACGTCAGAATATCTGCATCGCGCCGCTGTTCGTAACATAGAAGGCGAAATTACAATAGAAGAGGCGAATGAGCTTTTACAGACCTATTATAAAGAGAATCCGACGCGTGACGCGACAGATCGCACAGAGGAGGCCGACAAGGTTTCTGTGCGGATTGCGGCAATCTTATCGGAACAGGCGTTTAGTTTCACCCCTAATGAATATATTTCTATACACAGAAAGCTGTTTGCAGGTATTTATTCCCACGCCGGGCGAATTCGCGATTATAACATCACGAAAAAGGAATGGGTGTTGAATGGCGCAACTGTTCTATATGGAAGCGCAACAGAGTTGGAAGCTACACTTGAATATGACTTTTCGCAGGAAAGAAAGTTTTCGTATAGAAATCTTTCGATGAATGAAACTATTCATCATATTGCATATTTTATCTCCAGATTATGGCAAATTCACGTTTTCTGTGAGGGGAACACTCGCACGACGGCTGTATTTTTTATAAAATATTTGCGTACTCTTGGCTTTGACGTAACAAATGATACTTTTGCTGAACATGCGTGGTATTTCCGCAATTCTTTGGTAAGGGCTAATTATAATGATTTAAAAAATGGGATTCATGAAACGACGGAGTATCTTGAGCTCTTTTTGCGTAATCTCCTGCTGAATGAAAACAATCCGCTTCATAATCGACTATGCATATAAGCGGTGCGTTTGTGGAAAAGGCTATGTCAGCTGTAGGGGCGAGTGGGCAAGGCACCACCCAAGACACCACCCAAGTTACCACCCAAGTTACCGTACAAGATAGCGAAGAAAAGCGTGATGCATTGGTAGACTTTTGTGTGGAAGCGCGTAGTAAGCAAGAAATGATGAAGTTTTTAGGTTTGGTAAATGTAAACCATTTTAGAAAAACATATTTAATGCCCTTGTTGAGAGATGGGCGGATTGAAATGACAATCCCCGATAAGCCAACCAGTCGAAATCAGAAATACAAGAAAAAGTAAAACAGTTTATTGAGTTAACGGTAATGCAATAATAAGAAGAAGTGTAGAAGAGTCGAGAACATCGGCTCTTTTCTTTTAGATTTTTTAAAGGAGGACGGCTTGAGAAAATTAAAAAAATATACACCTACAAGGTTCAAAGCGGCTTCCTCCGCATATAGCAAGGAAGCGGCGGACTATGCCGTGAACTTTATAGAATGTCTCTGCCATACCAAAGGCACATGGGCTGGAAAGCCTTTTGAGCTTATAGATTGGCAGGAGCAAATAGTGAGGGACATATTCGGAATTTTAAAGCCGAACGGCTATCGTCAGTTCAACACGGCATATATAGAAATTCCTAAAAAGCAGGGCAAGAGCGAGCTTGCGGCGGCAGTCGCGTTATTGCTATGTTGCGGCGACGGTGAGGAACGCGCCGAGGTTTACGGCTGCGCAGCGGATAGAGGGCAGGCTTCCATCGTGTTTGAGGTGGCGGCAGATATGATTCGCATGTGTCCCGCACTCAGTAAACGGTGTAAAATACTTGCGGCGACAAAGAGAATTATTTATCTTCCGACGAACAGCTTTTATCAGGTGTTATCGGCAGAGGCATATTCTAAGCACGGATTTAATATCCACGGAGTGGTGTTTGACGAATTACATACACAGCCGAACAGAAAACTCTTTGACGTTATGACTAAGGGCAGCGGCGACGCACGAATGCAACCGCTGTATTTCCTGATAACTACGGCAGGCACGGACACGCAGTCTATCTGCTACGAAACACACCGGAAGGCAAAGGATATTTTAGAAGGGAGAAAATTTGATTCAACGTTCTATCCCGTAATTTACGGCGCGGACGAGAACGACGACTGGACTGATCCGAAGGTATGGAAAAAATCCAATCCGTCACTCGGTATAACCGTAGGCTTAGATAAGGTAAAAGCGGCGTTTGATTCGGCGCGACAGAATCCTGCGGAGGAGAACACATTTCGTCAGCTTCGGCTAAATCAGTGGGTGAAACAAGCCGTCAGATGGATGCCTATGGAAAAGTGGGATAACTGCAAGGCGGACTTTACCGCCGAGAGCCTGGAAGGGCGGCTTTGTTATGGCGGACTTGACTTGTCCTCGTCAACGGATATAACGGCTTTTGTGCTGGTGTTCCCACCTACGGAAGAGGACGGGCATTATTATATTTTGCCGTACTTCTGGATACCAGAGGAAAATATGGAAAGGCGGGTAGCCAAGGACCATGTGCCTTACGATATATGGGCGCGGCAGGGATATATAGAGACCACCGAGGGCAACGTTATACACTACGGATATATCGAGAGCTTTATCGACGAGCTGGGTAAGAGGTACAACATAAAGGAAATAGCCTTTGACAGGTGGGGAGCGGTGCAGATGACTCAAAATTTAGAAAATCTTGGGTTTACCGTTATCCCGTTCGGGCAGGGGTTTAAGGATATGTCTCCCGCGACGAAGGAACTTATGAACCTGGTACTTGCAAAGAATATATGCCATAACGGACAGCCCGTTTTAAGGTGGATGATGGATAACGTGTGTGTCCGAACAGACCCTGCGGGGAATATAAAGATGGATAAATCCAAATCGACCGAGAAGATAGACGGCGCGATGGCTACGGTTATGGCGCTGGACAGAGCTTTAAGGCATGACGGGACTTCGGAGTCGGTGTATGATTCGCGGGGGCTACTATTTATTTAAAAGCAATAAATTCTTGTGCGTGGGTCGGCAAATGCTTTTAAGTGCAAAAACTTATAAAAACAAAGAAGTTTCTGCATTTCAGTGCAAAAACTCTTGATTTATTAGGAGGTATGTGTTATAATTTCAGCAAGGAGGTGGGGATATGGCAAACTCACGTGAACTCAAAAGAAGAGATTTGTACTTAAACAAGCTGATAGCGTTTCAGGATACAGAACCCGTAAAGGTTGTTACGGGTATTCGTCGTTGCGGTAAATCGTCGCTTTTGAAGCTGATGCAGCAACATTTGAAGGATAGCGGCATTCGTGAAAACCAAATTGTTGCGATGAATTTTGAATCGCACGCATTCAAGGACTTTACTTCGGACGACTTCTACAATTATGTGAAAGAGAGAGTTCTTCCCAATGAGCGTATGTATTTGTTTTTTGACGAAGTGCAGCGCATTGATAGATGGGAGGACGCTGTAAATTCGTTCAGGGTAGATTTTGACTGTGATATTTACATTACGGGTTCCAACGCATATTTGTTGTCGTCGGAATATTCCACTTATCTTTCGGGCAGGTGTGTTGAAATAAAAATGCTTCCTCTGTCTTTTAGCGAGTTCCTTTATTTCCACGGTTTTACTCTCAAAGAAACACCAAACCTGCTTGGTGGTGTACGTAAACAAGCGGTTGACCAAAACGGCGAGAAATACGATATCGGCGAGGTTTTTAATGCCTATATGCGTTACGGCGGTATGCCCGGCATTGCGGACGTGGGGCTTGAGCAGGAAAAAGTTACCGTACTTCTCGACGGTATATATTCCACGGTAGTTATGCGGGATATTTTGGAACGAGAGAGCAGACGTGGACAAAAGCGAATCACCGACCCTGTGCTGCTCCGAAAAATAATTCTTTTCCTTGCAGATAACATAGGGAGCAGTATTTCGGTTTCTTCCATCGGCAACACGCTTGTAAGTGCAGGCTTGTTGGAAGATAAGAGTAGAAAAACCTCGCCGAGCGCACATACGGTTCAGGCATATGTCAATGCGCTTGTGGAGTCGTACTTTTTCTACGATATCAAGCGTTTTGATATAAAAGGCAAGGAATATCTACGCTCGCTCGGCAAATATTATATTGTCGATATCGGCATGAGAAACTTTTTGCTGGGATATAGGGATAGCGACAGAGGACACGCACTTGAAAACGTTGTATATTTTGAGCTTTTGAGACGTGGCTATGATGTTGCAATAGGGAAGGTGGATAACCTGGAAATTGATTTTATCGCGACAAAAACGGACGATAAAATTTATGTGCAGGTTACCGAATCAATGCAAAACGAAGAGACGAGAAGAAGAGAACTTGCGCCACTTCAGAAGATAAAGGATAATTACGAAAAGATTATATTATCGTCAGACCCCGCAACAGGTTTTACCTATGACGGGATAAAAGCGTTGAACCTTATCGACTGGCTGATTGGTTAGCCATATCGACCGAGAAGATAGACGGCGCGGCGGCTACGGTTATGGCGCTGGACAGAGCTTTAAGGCATGACGGGACTTCGGAGTCGGTGTATGATTCGCGTGGGCTTTTGTTTATATAGCGCGAAAAATCGCTAAAAGCGTGATTGCAATCACGAAATTATTAAAAAAGATGTGATTACGGTTGACTTATGGCTTTAAACGGAGTATAATAAAGGCAATAACGGAGGCGATTTATGGAAAGATTTATTCTTGAAAAATTGAAAAAATGGAAAGCTTCCAAGCGCAGGAAGCCTTTGATTATACGAGGGGCAAGGCAGGTGGGAAAAACGTGGGTTCTGGAAGAATTCGGCAGAAGTTTCCCCGATGGATTTCTTCGTATAAATTTTGATAAGCAGCCTGAATATCATCAGTTTTTTGAAACGACAAAGGACGTTAAACGCATCATAAAAAATCTTCAAATGGCGAGCGGACATAAAATTACGACGGATTCCCTTTTGATATTTGACGAGATACAAGCTTGTCCGAAAGCATTAAATGCACTGAAATACTTTTGCGAGGACGCGCCCGAATATTATGTGGCGTGCGCAGGCTCGCTTTTGGGACTGACCTTGTCGGACGGCTTTCCCGTTGGCAAGGTGGATTTTCTCGATATGGGACCGATGACCTTTGAGGAATTTTTGCTTGCTAACGGCGATAAAAACCTGCTTGAATATATGCGCTCGATTGAACGTGTAGATCGGATTCCCGACGCATTTCATATTCCGCTTATAGAGAAGCTGAAAATGTACTTTGTAGTCGGCGGTATGCCCGAACCCGTTTCCATCTGGACGGAGGACGGGGACGTAGCAGGCGTAGATAAAACGCAGATAAGTATTATTGATTCTTACGAAAGCGACTTCGGTAAACACGCGCCCGTCGAGGACGTGCCTAAAATTCACCTTATATGGGATTCCTTGCCTTCGCAGCTCGCAAGAGAGAACAAGAAGTTTTTATACAGCGTTGTAAGGGAAGGCGCACGGGCGAGAGAATACGAGAATGCGCTGAATTGGCTCAAAAACGCCGACTTGGTGATTAAAACTTCAAAAATTACAAAACCCGCATTGCCCGTTTCGGCTTATGAGGATTTGTCGGCGTTTAAAATTTATATGAACGACGTCGGGCTTTTGCGCCGTCATTCGCATTTGGCGTATTCGGCTTTTGCGGAAGAAAATAGGTTGTTTACGGAATTTAAAGGCGCGTTAACGGAAAATTTTGTTTTGCAAAGCCTTATAAGACAGTTTGAAGTTAAGCCTTATTATTGGGCTGAAACGCCTTATGAGGTGGATTTTGTCATTCAACGTGAGAACGATATATTCCCGATAGAAGTAAAAGCAGGCAAAAATGTGGCGAGCGCAAGCCTGAAAAATTACTTGGAAGCTTATAAAGACGAAACAAAACTTGCTATAAGATTTTCCCTCAACAATTTATCCTATGACGGAAAAATACTGAATGTTCCGCTGTATTTAATTGACGAATTGGACAGAATAATCGGAATAGCGTTGGAAGATGCCGAGATAATAAAAAAAGCCAGACAATCGATTGAACGAATGAGAGCAAATGCGATAAAGAATGGTACGGCAGATATGTCTCTCGACGAGATTAACGCTGAAATCAGCGCGGCTCGCGCCGAGAAAAAAAAGAAATAATAGCTATCAAGTATAAAAAGTTAAAACATGAAGCATCTATTCGAAAATGGGTAGGTGCTTTTTTGATGCAAAAAAGGAGGACTGAATGGGATTATTTAAGAGAAAAAGCAAGGCGAGAGACGCCCCTATTGTTCAGGACAGGACGGCGGGAAGCAGCTTTATGTTTTACATGGGCAATTCGTCGGCGGGGAAACCCGTAACCGAGCGAAGCGCAATGCAAATGACGGCGGTATACGCATGCGTAAGGATACTTTCAGAGGCTGTCGCCAGCTTACCGTTGCACTTTTATCGTTATCGTGCAGACGGCAGTAAGGAAAAGGCGATAGACACTAACCTTTACCATTTGCTACATGACGAACCGAACCCCGAAATGAGTTCGTTCGTCTTTCGGGAAACATTAATGACGCATCTATTATTGTGGGGCAATGCCTACGCGCAGATTATCCGAAACGGTAAAGGCGAGGTGGTGGCACTCTATCCATTGATGCCGAACAAAATGCAGGTGGACAGAGATGAGAGCGGAAAGCTCTATTATATATACACGCGCTCCGACGCGGAAGCGAAAACGATGGAAGGCGTGACTGTATATCTTGAGCCGAAAGATGTACTGCATATTCCCGGACTTGGCTTTGACGGGCTTGTCGGCTACTCTCCCATAGCGATGGCAAAGAATGCGATAGGCTTGGCGATAGCTACGGAGGAGTTTGGCAGTAAGTTCTTTGCCAATGGCGCAGCTCCGAGCGGAGTATTAGAACACCCCGGCACAATCAAAGACCCGTCAAGGGTAAGAGAAGCGTGGCAGTCGCAGTTCGGCGGTAGCGGCAATTCGGGTAAGGTGGCGGTTTTGGAAGAGGGCATGAAATACACACCTATTTCCATATCGCCAGAGCAGGCACAATTTTTAGAAACGCGCAAGTTCCAGATAGACGAAATAGCCCGAATTTTCAGAGTGCCTCCGCATATGGTGGGAGACCTTGAGAAGTCGAGCTTTTCTAATATAGAGCAGCAGAGCCTGGAATTTGTAAAATACACGCTCGACCCGTGGATAGTGAGGTGGGAACAGTCGCTTTCCAGAAGCTTGCTTTCAACAGAGGAAAAGAAACATTATTTTTTCAAGTTCAATTTGGAAGGGCTACTGCGCGGCGATTATGAAAGCCGAATGAACGGCTATGCCATAGCGCGGCAAAACGGCTGGATGAGCGCGAACGATATACGGCAGCTTGAAAATCTGGATAAAATTTCCGCAGAGCAAGGCGGGGATTTGTACCTTATAAACGGCAATATGCTGCCGCTGAACATGGCGGGCGCATATGCAGAAACGACAAAACAGGAGGAACAAGGCAATGGAGGTGATTACTCCGAAAATGCAGGAAGAAAACGTACAGGTTAGAAAAAGCATATCACAAGCTCACCGCTTCTGGAATTGGGTAAGTCAAACAGCCCCGAACGGAGCGGTTGAGCGGGTGCTGGAATTAAACGGCACTATCGCGGAGGAGTCGTGGTTCGATGACGACATCACTCCGAAGATGTTCAAAGAGGAGCTGACGTCGGGAACGGGTGCGGTTACCGTATGGATAAACAGCCCCGGCGGTGACTGCGTTGCGGCGAGTCAGATTTATACTATGCTTATGGACTATAAGGGCGAGGTTACCGTCAAGATAGACGGCATTGCGGCGAGCGCGGCATCTGTTATCGCTATGGCGGGAACTAAAGTATTAATGTCGCCGACGGCAATGATGATGGTGCATAATCCTTCCACGGCGGCATTTGGCGACAGGCGGGATATGGAAAAGGCTATAGAGCTTTTAGACGAGGTTAAGGAGTCCATCATAAACGCATACGAGATAAAGACGGGCTTGTCGCGGGCTACGCTTTCTCACCTTATGGAAAACGAAACATGGATGAACGCAAAGAAGGCTATAGAGCTTGGCTTCGCCGACGGCATGTTGGAAAGCGATAAGGCGGCGACGGAGGCATATCTGTTTTCTACCAAGGAGACGGACAATGCGCTTATCAACAAACTCAAAAACAAGGTTGAACCTACAACCGAAAAAGAAGGTCGCAAAATCTCCGAGCTTAGAAACGAGCTGGGAAAAATAAAAAAATTTATGTAAAAACGGAGGAACAAACACAATGAAAACTATTACTGAACTCAGGGAAGCAAGAGCGAAGCTTTGGAACGCTATGGAGTCTTTCCTCGATACACACCAGACCAAAAAGGGAATTTTGTCGGCAGAGGACGACGCCTCTTACGGCAAAATGGAAAAGGAGCTTTCCGACCTCACTACGGAAATTAAGCGTATGGAGCGCAGGGAAAGCATCGAAGCGGAATTAAGCAAACCCGTTTCCGCGCCTTTGACGGTTAAGCCAATAACATCAGCGGACGAGGAAAAAGTCGGCAAGGCGAGCAAGGTATATAAAAAGAATTTCTGGAATGCGATGCGCAGGAAGGTAATAACACCCGACGTTATGAACGCACTCTCGGAGGGTACTGACGGCGACGGCGGTTATCTTGTACCCGATACCTTTGAAAGCACTCTTGTCGACGGATTGAACGATACGGTTATTATCAGAAAGCTCGCGCACGTATTTAAAACCGCTTCGGGCGCGCATAAGATACCCGTAGTCTCCGCGCACGGTTCTGCATCATGGACGGATGAAAATGCCGCCATTGCAGAGACCTCGCAGAAGTTTGCGGAAAAGTCCATAGGCGCGCATAAGCTCACCGCCCTTATAAAGGTATCGGAGGAGCTGTTATACGACTCGGCATTCGATCTTGAATCGTACTTTGCCCGTGAATTTGCGCGGCAGATAGCAAACGCGGAGGAGGACGCCTTTGTGGCAGGCAGCGGTACTGATAGACCCTACGGCATATTTGACGCCACTGAAGGCGGGGAAGTCGGGGTAACAACCGCATCCACGGCGATAACGGCAGACGAGCTTATCGACCTGTATCATAGCTTGCGCACGCCTTATCGTAAAAACGCCGTATGGCTATTAAACGACGCTACAATTCAGACGGTGAGAAAGCTTAAAGACGAGAATAAACAATATCTGTGGCAGCCCTCGCTTCAGGTGGGGCTTCCCGACACACTGCTCGGCAGACCTGTTTATTCCTCAAATTCCATTCCCGGCATATCGGCGGGAGCAAAGGCTGTGGCATTCGGCGACCTTTCGTATTATTGGATAGGCGACCGCGAGGGTATTACCTTCCGTCGGCTTAATGAGCTGTATGCGGGTAACGGACAGGTAGGCTTCCTCGCAACAAAGCGTTTGGACGCAAGGCTGGTATTACCCGAAGCCGTTAAAATTCTGCAGATAAAGGCTGCTGCAAGTTCTACTTAAAAAAGGTGGCGGCAATGGAGCAAAACGAACTATTAGACAGGGTCAAGAAAAACTTAATAATCGACTTTACCGACGATGACGGAATCATTTTAAACTTCATTGCCGCCGCTATTTCTTATGCCGAGAGTTATCAGCATTTAGAAGAAAATCATTACTTAACGCATGAAATGTCCGAAACGACCAAGCAAGCAGTGGTAATGCTGGCGAGTCATTTCTATGAAAGCAGAGACGGCTCGACGGGCGGCTTCTTTGCGGATAACACTGACGCCGCAGACCAGACATGGAAAACGGTAAATCTTCTCTTGCGGCTGGACAGGGTATGGAAGGTGTAGAGTTATGGGACTTGGACTTATGACAAGGAAGGCTCAGCTATGCGAGGATAAAAACGTAATAGACGACGAGGGCTTTAATCGGAAGGAAACGGCTGTTTTATCTAATTTTCGTGTGTATGCCGATGGCAAGCACGGAAGCAAGCATTGGGTAAATTTAGCGGCTTTTTCTGAGGCTACGGAGCTTTTTCGTTTCCGTAAAATACCGAATGTAGAGGTGACAACAAAGCAGTATATTCTCTTCAACGGTAAGCGCTACGACATCCTTTCGGTCGAGAATATAAAAGGCAGAGGCATGTATTTAGAGGTACTCGCAAAGAAAGTGGAGACTTCCAATGGCTAAATGTACATACACAATGCCAGAAGATTTTCTTGAAAAACTGTCCCGTTTAGATGGTCAGATGGATAAGGTGAGCGAAAAGGTGTTAAAGGCTGGCGGCGAGGTCGTTTTGGAAAAGACAAGGTCGAACCTCAAGGAAGTTTTAAGCGGCGAGAGTTCGGGAGAGCTTTTGTCGTCCTTGGGTCTGTCCGATATGCGCATCGACCGCGCGGGGAATCCGAATGTAAAGGTTGGCTTCGACGAGCCGAGGAAGGACGGTAGCTCAAACGCAATGGTGGCGAATATTCTTGAATACGGTAAGCACAATCAGCCCGCAAGACCCTTTTTAAAGCCTGCCAAAACGCAGAGTAAAAAAGCGTGCATAGATACAATGGTGCAAACGCTTGAGGAGGAGATAAAGAAATTATGAGCTTGCTTTCGGAGCTTAAAACCTTGCTTGAAAAGGAAAATATTCCGTGCGAAACGGGTGTGTTTAAAAGCACTGCGCCCGATACCTATGCCGTACTTGTGCCTATCGAGGACAGGTTCGACGTCTTTGCGGATAACCTTCCCGAAGCGGAAATACAGCAGGTGCGGATATCATTTTTTACGAAGGACAACTATACAAAATGGAAAGAAAAAATAAGCTCCGTACTGCTTCAAGCCGAAATCACTATCGAGGACAGAAGATATATCGGCTATGAAACAGATACGGAGTATCATCATTATGCCATAGACGTGGCGAAAGAATATAAAACGGAGGAATTATAATGGCAACAATAGGACTGGATAAACTTTATTATGCGGACATTACCGAGGACGAGAGCGGCAACGAAACCTATGGTACTCCCAAGCAGCTTGCGAGGGCAATTTCGGCAGACCTAACGGTAGAATTGAACGAGGCAACGCTATATGCCGACGACGGGCTTGCCGAAGCGGTAAAGGAGTTTAAAAGCGGTACACTCTCGCTCGGCGTTGACGATATAGGACAGGAAACGGCTGCCGCGCTCGTGGGCGCAACAGTGGATAAGAACGGAGTGCTTGTGTCGGGCAGCGAGGATGCCTCTAAATATGTGGCGATAGGCTTCCGAGCAAAAAAGGCGAACGGAAAGTACAAGTATTATTGGCTTTACCGTGTGCTTTTCGGAGTGCCTGCGACTAACCTTGCAACAAAGGGCGATAGTATCTCGTTCCAGACTCCCACAATAGAGGGCACTATTTTCCGCAGGAATAAGGTGGACGGAAAGAATAACCACCCGTGGAAGGCGGAGGTGACGGAAGGCGCGAATAATGCTGACGTCATAAGTAAATGGTACGAATCGGTTTATGAACCCATATATGCGGAGGAGTAATAAATGGATGGAAATGATAGAAGTGCGATAATCAATATCGGCGGTGAGGAGTATGAGCTTATACTCACAACCAGGGCGACAAAGGAAATAGCCAAACGCTATGGCGGATTAAATAACATCGGAGACAACCTCATAAAGAGCGAGAACTTTGAACAGGCGATTGACGAGGTTATCTGGCTTATAGTAACGCTGGCGAATCAGGCGATAGAAATATTTAACTTCAAAAACAAGGGCAACGAAAAACCGCTTTTAACGGCGGAGCAGGTAGAGCTTTTAACCACTCCCACAGACCTTGCCGACTATAAGGAAGCAATAACTGAATGCCTCTATAAAGGCACAAAGCGTAATGTGGAGAGTGAAGAAATAAAAAACGCGGCGGGCGGGTAAGCGACGAAGAGTTGTTTACTCGTCTTTTTTATTACGGCTTGGCGCATTTGCACCTGTCGCAGGATGAGGTTTGGCTTATGCCGTTCGGCTTGCTTCTTGATTTGTGGGAATGCCACCGACAATATAACGGCATGGCGAAGCCGAAAGTCGAGGCGTTTATCGAGGATATAATTCCTGAAAGTATCTAAGTTTTGTCAAAAAAATATCTAAAATTCTGCGTACTGCTCTTGATTTTTTCTTTGGAATATGCTATACTCATTTCGTAAAAGTTCGGTAAACCGCAAAAATTCTAAACGGAGTGGCATTATGGAAGAAATAAAAAGAGATTTGTACTTGAAGCAGTTGATAGAAAAGCAAGGGAACGGCATGGTGAAAATCGTGACGGGTGTAAGACGTTGCGGAAAGAGCTACTTGCTTTTTGAGTTATTTCGCAAGTATTTATTGTCGAGTGGCGTCAAAGAGTGGCAAATTGTTGCTCTTTCGCTGGACGAGGACGAAAATGCGGAATATTTAGATCCTGCTAAGCTTTCGCAATATCTCAAATCGAAAATTCTCAACGACGACGATATGTTTTATATTCTTTTGGACGAAGCCCAGCTCGCTATAACTGAGGAGGAACATAAAGGGAAAAGCATGATTCGTCTGTACGGAATTCTTAACAGCTTGCTCAGGCGCAGAAACGTTGACGTATATATAACGGGCAGCAACTCTAAATTTCTATCTTCCGACGTGCTGACCGAGTTCCGCGGACGCGGCGATGAGGTGAGGGTGTACCCCTTAACGTTTGCGGAGTTTATGTCGGTGTATCAAGGCGATTCCTATGCGGGCTACCGTGAATACTCGATATACGGCGGGCTTCCGTTTGTTCTTTCCATGAAGTCTCCCGAAGCGAAGGCAAAGTACCTAAATAACCTTTTCAAAAACACATATCTTAAGGATATTATTGAAAGACATAATTTGAAGGGCGATGTCGTTATGGAAACATTGGTGGATATCTTGGCTTCGGATACGGCTACCTTAACCAATCCCACCAAGCTTGCAAACGCTTTTACATCACATTCCATAAAAACAAACGGTAACACGATATCTGCCTATATCGATTACCTTCTCGACGCATTTATTATATCCAAAGCGCAAAGGTATGACATAAAAGGGAAAAAGTATATAGGATCTCCGTTTAAATACTATTTTGCCGATGTGGGACTCAGGAATGCAAGACTTAATTTCAGGCAGGTTGAGCCGACACACGCGATGGAAAACATTTTATATAACGAGTTGATTGCTCGCGGGTTTAATGTCGATGTGGGTGTAGTCGAAAAATATTCCAAAAACGACAAAGGGCAGAATATTGTATCACTTCTGGAGGTTGACTTTGTATGCAATAAGGGTAGCCAAAGATACTATGTTCAGTCGGCATTTTCCATCCCCGATAAGGAAAAAATGGAGCAGGAGCAAGCCTCGCTTGACAGAATAGACGATTCCTTTAAGAAAGTAATTGTAGTGCAAGATAACGTTGCTCCTTGGCATAACGAAAAAGGCTATCTGATAATAAACATATTAGACTTTTTGCAAGATACAAATAGTCTTGATTTGTAAATAACAAATTCAACAAAAAGAAGCATCTATCCAAACGGGTAGGTGCTTTTTGTTATGGGAAAAAATAAGGCGGTGGAAACAACAAAACCGCCGGAGATAAAGAAAAAATGCTGATAGAAATAGTAGTAGTTATCATAAGCAATATCCTTACGTTTCCCATACTTTTTCTTGCGGATTATTCGCTCGACCGCATAGTGGAACGTTATAGGAAGAAACGTGAGCAGGGAAAAACCGATAAGACAAACATAAAGAAATAATAAGCGCGAGGAGGTGAGGAAATGTCAGAAAATTTCGGATTAAAAATAGGTCTTGAAGGCGAAAAGCAGTTCAAATCGCAGCTGTATGAAATAAACCAGGCGTTTAAGGTTCTCGGCTCGGAAATGAAGCTTGTATCCTCCGAGTTCGACAAAAACGACACCTCCGTACAGGCACTCACCGCAAGAAATGAGGTCTTGCAAAAGTCCATCGACGCGCAGAAAAATAAAATAGAAACGCTGCGCTCGGCTCTTCAAAACGCTGCATCGTCCTTTAGCGAGGCGGACAAGCGCACGCAGAATTGGCAGATACAGCTCAATAACGCAGAAGCCGAACTCAACGGAATGCAGAAGGAACTCAACGCCAACAATACCGCCTTAAAGAAAGCCGAAAACGGTATGGACGATGTCTCCGAGAGTGCGGACGATATGTCGGACAGCGTGGACGACGCAGCGGAATCAGCAGAGGAGTCAAAAAGCAAATTCAGCGGGTTAGGCACGGTTTTGAAAACAGTCGGAGCGGCAATGGCGGCGGTAACCGCAGCGGCAGTCGCTATGGCGGTAAAGCTCGGTAAAGAGGTTGTCTCCGCTTATGCGGACTATGAGCAGCTTGTCGGTGGCGTTAAGACTTTGTTCGGAACGGAAGCGGAGAGCGTAGCGGAATACGCACAGTCTGTCGGGAAATCGCTAGACGAGGTTAAGGACGAATACAACAGTCTGCTTTCCGCACAGTCAAAGGTATTGGATAATGCGAACAGCGCATATCAGACCGCAGGACTTTCGGCGAACGAGTATATGGAAACGGTCACGTCCTTTTCGGCGTCGCTCATTGCCTCGTTGAACGGCGACACGGAAGCCGCCGCAGAGAAAGCCAACCAAGCCATTATAGATATGTCCGACAATGCCAATAAAATGGGCACGGATATGTCCATGATACAGAATGCATATCAGGGCTTTGCCAAGCAGAACTATACCATGCTGGATAACTTAAAGCTCGGCTACGGCGGCACGAAAACGGAGATGGAGAGGCTTCTTGCCGACGCGCAGGCGATTTCGGGCATCGAGTATAATATCGAGTCGTATGCGGACGTGGTGGATGCAATTCATATTATCCAAACGCAGATGGGCATAACGGGAACGACCGCCAAGGAAGCTAAACACACTATAACGGGCTCTATAAACTCATTAAAAGCGGCGGTTAAAAATCTTGCTGTAGGCTTCGGCGACGCCAACTCGGATATAGAATTGCTGTGTGAAAACGTAGCGGACGGGTTTCAGTCGGTACTTGAAAATATAACGCCCGTGATAGAGAATATAGTCTCCGTACTGCCAAAAGCCGTAGGCGCCGCCGTGAAAGCGATAGGTGCTATGCTTCCCACTCTTTTAGCTACGGTGACGAATCTGTTTTCCGAGGTGTTGACAAAGCTTTTAATGCTGCTGCCTAACCTCATCCCTGCGGCAAACTCAGCAGTGCTTACGATAGTGGATACTCTCGTTGAGAATCTTCCGCTCATCGCAAGCGTGGCATTGGAAATGATAGCGAGCCTCGCCATGGGCATTGCTGAAGCCGTACCCACGCTTGTGCCTACTTTGGTGCAGGCGGTAATGGATATATGTCAGACCCTTATAGATAATCTGCCGTTGCTGCTCAATGCGGTGCTGCAGATAATAGCGGGCTTGGCAGAGGGGATATTGGATTCCATACCCGTCATAATCGCGGCTCTGCCTTCGCTCATCACGGCTATAATAGACTTCATTTTAAGCGCGATACCGCAGATTATAGAAACGGGGATACAGCTTTTAACGAGCATAGTATCCGCTCTCCCCGACATTATAACGTCGATAGTGCAGGCTATTCCGCAGATAATAGACGGGATAATAACCGCATTGCTCTCGGCGATACCCGAAATAGTCAATGCGGGGATACGTCTTTTAACCTCTATAATAGACGCCTTGCCGCAGATAATAACGGTTATCGTTTCTGCAATACCGCAAATAATAACGGGGATAGTGACCTCGCTCACGGGCGCGATACCTCAAATCATATCATCGGGCATACAGCTTTTCACGAGCCTCATATCCGCCTTGCCGAGTATAATAAGCTCGATAGTGTCCGCGATACCGCAGATAATAACGGG